TCGGAGAACGTGACGTTGGGGAGAGTCTTCGCCATGGGCGCATGGTATCGGGGCCGTGCGACATAACCAGCGACGGGCCTGCGGACCATCCGCGCATGGGCCTCTTCGAGATCATCATGGCGGCCAGCGCGGTCGCGTCGTTGGCGTACGGAGCCTATTCGGGCGAGACGTCAGCCAACCAGCAGCGCAAGGCGCAGCGGAACCAGGCCGCCGCGCAGGACTCCGCCGAGGCTGCCGCCGCGCGACAGGAGCGCGAAGCGATGGAGGCGCAGAAGAAGGCCGCCCGTGGCTCGCCCGACCTGACGAGCATCTACGATCGCGAGCAGCGGCGCGGCACCAGCCTCGGCCCGAACCTGACGAGCGGCGTCGGCGGGCCCGGGCCGCTGTCGTTGGGCGGAAACTCGCTGCTGGGCGGGTGACGTGGCAGAGACGCTGATCCAGGAGATGCGTCGCCGTCACGAGGAGGCGAAGCACGCTCGCGCCGACCTGATACCGGTCTGGCAGAAGATCAGCCGGTACATCCTGCCGAACAGCGGGCGCTACTTCGGATCTGGCACCAGCAACCGCGACAAGCGCGCGGACTTCGGGTCGATCCTCGACAACACGGCGAGCTGGGCCCACGGCGTCCTTGTGGCGGGAATCGCCGCAGGAGCGTTCCCTCAGTCCGTGCCGTGGGTAGGCATCCGCATGCGCAACCCGCTGCTGGCCGCCGAGGGCGTCGGGGCAGAATGGAACGACCAGGTCAGCAAGGTGCTGCACGGCGTGTTCGCGCAGGCCAACGTCTACCCGGCGCTGCGCCACGCGGTATCGCAGATGAGCGCCTTCGGGCCGGGCGCGCTGGTGATCGAAGAGCACGAAGAGAACATCATCTTCCTGCACAAGCTGACGGCGGGCACGTACTGCATCGAACGCGATTTCGAGGGCTACGTGGTCACGCTCTACCGAGAGCTGGTCAGCACGGTTGGCGCCGTCGTCGCGCAGTTCGGCTACGACAACTGCCGCGAGCAGGTGCGGACGGCGTGGGACCAGGGACGCTACAGCGAGACGGTCGAGATCCTGCACGTCATCGACGAGCGGAAGCGCCGAGACCCGACGAAGCTCGACAACACGAACATGCCGTGGCGGTCGATCTACATCGACAAGGCGGCGCGCGACGACGAGCAGCCTCTCCGGGAGTCGGGCTACCCGTTCATGCCGGTGCTGTGTGCTCGGTGGGACGTGGAGGCCGACGACACCTACGGGATCTCGGCCGCCATGCGGGCGCTCGGCGACACGAGCGGGCTGCAGCACAAGCACGTGCGACTCGGCGAGGCCATCGACAAGATGACGCGCCCCGCCACGCAGGGGCCGGCCGAGGTCGAGGAAGTGCAGGGCATGCCGGGCAGCCACACGCGCACGAACGGCTCGGCCCGCATCGAAGCGTTGGCGCCACCGACGCTGCCGATCCAGCATCTGTGGCAGCAGATCGTCGAAGGCGATCACGTGCGTATCGCGCGGGCCTTCTACGCCGACATCTTCCAGGCGTTCTTGGGTGACACGCGCAGCGGCACGACGGCGCGCGAGATCCTGGCGCGGATGCAGGAGAAGATCCAAGGCGTCGCCCCGGTGTTGAACAACATCGACCACGAGCTGCTGCGCCCGTTGGTGCAGGCGACGCTCTGGTTCCTGCAGAAGCGCGGGATGCTGCCGCCGGCGCCGGTCGAGATCGAGAAGCAGGAGCTCGAGGTCGAGTTGACGTCGCCCCTGTTCCTGGCACTCAAGGCAGAGCAGAGCCGCGGCACGATGCGGTTGCTCGAGATGATCGCGCAGTTGGCCCTGGTGCCTGGCTGGGAGCACGTGCGAGACCGCGCCGACGTGGACGCGGCTGCCGACGAGCTGCGCGACACCTTCGGGGCGCCGGCCCGAGTGCTGCGATCAGTGCGTGAGGTCCAGCCGATTCGCGATGCCCGGGCCAAGATGCAGGCGGCGCAGGCGCAGGCCGCAGTGGCGCAGCAGACGGCCGGGACCGTGAAGGATCTGGCGCAGTCGCCGACGGACACGCGAAGTGCGCTCACCAGCATGCAGGGGGCGCAGTGAGGGAGCCCAACTTCAGTTCGCGCTCCGCCGGCATCGAGCGGGACCGTGCCCTGCGCGCGAGCCGACAGCCGGCGCCCGTCGCCGTCACGGCCAACGGGGTCAACGCCGCGCCGACGAAGCCAGACATCGGGCCCGACGACAAGTTCGCGCTGGTCGGGGCGAAGGGCGAGATCACTCCTGTCGCGCTGTCGTCGCTGCTGACCCTGCTCGAAGCCACCTACGTCCTCACGCCGCAACCATGACCAGCACAACCACGCATTCCGAGCCTCCGTCGCCGAAGCAATCACTGGCCACATGGCGCACCCTGCTCGCCGCGCTGGGATCGCTCGCCGGCACGGGTAGCGCCATGACCGCAACGGGAGCGACCCTAGAGGACTTGTCGCCGCTTCTGGACAAGGGCGGGCTCATCGGCGCAGGGGCGATCTTCGTCTATCTCGGATGGTCGCAGGCCATCGCGCTGGTGGGCAGCGGCATCGTCGAGCTGCGCGCCATCCGCGACCGCATCGCCGACATCGGGGCCAAGCAGGAGACGCACGCCATGCGGCTCGACTCGGTGGATTCCCGCATGGGATCGTTCGACCGCCGGCTGGAGGACATCCAGAAGACGTTGGCGTCCCAGGGCAAGACACAACCTCAAGGACAACCGCAATGACCCGTGCTCACCTTCCTGCTGCTCTCGTTCTCGCCGCCCTCGCTTCCTGTGCTGGCGGTCCTCGCGTCACTACTCCCGACGAGCGAGCCACGATGCTGGCGACGCTCACCACGATCGAGACGGCGCTTGGGGTGCTGCACGCCACCGGCAAGATCCCGACCGCTGACTACTCGCTCGCACTCGGCCAAGTTGCTGACCTGCGGGCGGCGGTCGCTGCATCGGAGACGACGCCAGTGACGACGGCCGATCTGCTGGCGCGCGTGACGGCGTTGGCGGCTGCGTGGGCGATCCAGACGGGGAACCGATGAGGGTCGCGGCGCTGCTCCTGCTGGCGCTGGCTGGCTGCTTCTCCGCGCCTCCGGCCGTCGCACCCGTCAGCCTGCGCGCTGCGGCGGCCACGCTCCCTTCGACCCGCACGCTCACGACCCGTTCGATCTCGGTGACGCTCGATGGCGTGATGGCCGCCGCGCAACTGCAGGATGGTCGATGGGAAGTCGCGCCCGAGACGTGGGCCGGCGTCCGCGTGGTCGCCCACACGACCACCGACGGAGCGATCGGCAGCGCGATCAACTCGCCCGGCCAGTCGGCGCCCGACGTGCAGACGCAGAGCGCCATCGGCCGCATGGTCACAGTGGGCGACGTCCTGCTGGTGGCCAGCACGTTCCCGGGTTCGCCCAACTGCGACGAGATGACGTCGGTCCACGTCGTGCCGTGGCTGCCTTCGTCCGACCACATCGCCGGCCCGGCTCTGGGATCGGCGAACCTGCTGAACAAGTTCCTGAGAACCAACGCCCCGATCGGCCCGATCGACCTGTCGCGCCTGCCTTCCGTCGTCAACGTCGATGCTCTGCCGGTCCAGTGGGGCCAGTTCGGGCGCGGCAAGCCGACGTTCGAGTGGCTGGAATCGCAGCTCGGGTTCGTCGGCGACGTGGGCGACTCGTGGGGCCTAACCGCGATGCCCACCGCTCAGGTGCGCACCTACGGCCGCGACCTCGCCTGCCGTGTCTCGCAAGCACTGGTGATGGTGTGCAGCACGGCGCCTGCGGAGAGCAAGCGCAAGCTGGCCACGCGACTCGTGCAAGCCGGCATGGACGAGCTGGGCGCGTTCCTGGACGGCCGTACGCAGGAAGTGGACGGTGGGCACTATCAGGGCCGCAAGGCTCTCGTGGTGTTCGCGCTGTACATGCTCGGCGTGCCGCAGAACCTGTGGCCGATCGTGCTGCGTGGGCAGTTCCAGGAGGACCTAGCGTATGGCGAGGTCGGCCCGCTGTCGTGGCAGCCGGCGTGGCGCTACGGCTGGCGTGGGCGGCACCGGAACCGCCATTACTGGCAGCTCCCGCCTTCGCAGTGGGACGAGGCGCTGCGGGAGCGGTGGTACGTGTCGAACTACTGCCACGGCAACGTCGGTCCGCAGGTCGGAACCGCGCTGGCGATGCAGCTACTTGGCCTGGACGGCTACTTCACGCCGATGGTGGGGTTCGTGCGTCAGTGGATGGCCGGGCCCGATGCAGCAGGGCAGCAGGCGCTGGCGGCCATTGGGATCACGGGGCTGCCGTGGGGTCGCGACTTCTCCTTCGACCGCGCCGAGGACTTCTGCGCCGCGGCGTGGCGAGTGCATGGTCGGTAGTGGTCACGGTCGACATCACCGCCGGCAACATCACGGTCCGGCTGTCGGGTGTCGCGACCTACTGCGGCACGATGGTGCAGCCGGACAACCCGAGCGGCGTCACGCTTGTCAGCATCAGCTACGGGATGGCGGGCACGGGGTATCAGGTCAAGAACCCGGTGCCGGTCGGTGACGCCACCGCGATCACGAGCACCGTTGCGCCAGGCACCGTGCTGGCCGCTCTGGACTCGCTGGTGGTGCTGTTCGTGCGATCGCCGCGGCCTGCCGGCACCACGTCGAACAACGACGAGGCCCTTGGCATCGTGGTCGTGCCCTACGCTGTCGACCCGTCTGAGGCCACGACGCGCATCCGCCCGAGCGCCATCGGCAACCCGAGCAACGGCACGATCGCCGCGCACCGGGCCACGTCGCTGATGTTCAACACGGCGGAGGCCAACAACATCCCGAGCGTGATCGACATCGACGCGCTGCCGACGACGTGGGGCACGTTCGGGAACGCGCGCCCGAACATCGACGACTACATCGCCAAGCTGTCCGGCTTCTGCGGCGAGTTGTGGACGGGCTGGGGCACTGCCAGCCAGACGCCGAGCCAGCAACATCCCGGCTACGGTGCTGGCGTCGCTTCGTGGACGAGTGAGGCCTTGATGATGGTCGTGAGCAAGGACAACGCCGCGAAGCGCAAGACGTTGGCCTACCACCTGACGCAACGCGGCGTCGACCTCTACGGCGCGTTCGTGTCGGGGCGCGACGACAAGGTCGACGGGGGCCACATGCAGGGGCGCAAGGCGCTGGTGGTGCTGGCCGGGCACATGCTCGGCCTGGCGCCGCTGCTCAACGCGACCTCGACCTTCCCCAACCAGTTCAACGAGGACGAGCAGTTCTACACGGCCAGCCCCGCGTGGCCGTGGGGATGGCAATACGGCTACCGAGGCCACAGCGACTTCGCTTGGAACCTGTCGTCGCCGATCGCCTCCTGGAACTCGACGGTCCTCTACTACCTGCCGCGCTACTTCGGGCAGGAAGTCTGCGGGACGCAGATCGGCACGGCCGTCGCCATGAACATCCTGGGCCTCAAGGCCGAGATGGGCGTCGGGCACTACGGGATGATGGACCAGTGGATGACGGGTCCGTCGGTGGCCGACCTCACGGCCATGGCCGCGGTGTCGACCAGCCCGCCGCTGTCGGGCATCAACTGGGGAACCTCCTACTCCTACCCCTCCGTCGTCTGGCCAGCTGGTCCGCAGGACTTCGGCCGCGCGGCGTGGGTTGCCTACTCCGACTACGAACCGCCACCATCAGAACCAGGACCGACCATGGCCGCAGCACCAGCAAACTTCCGACGCACCGACAGCGACAGCTACATCTACAGCGCATCCGTCACGCCGAGCGACTCGGCTGCGGCCAACTTCGCCAGCCCCACAAGCGCCATCTGGATCGGCACCGCCGGCACCGGGACGCTCAGTGTCGTGATGGCTGGAGACAGCACCACCCAGGCGATGACGTCGCTTACCGTCGGCTGGCACAAGCTCTCCATCCTGCGCGTCAACGCGACCGGCACGAACGCGTCCAACATCGTCGCGTTCTGGTAGGCATCCGGCCGTCAGAGCCACGCTAGCTCGTGCGGCCTGGGCCGCCTCGCCGTGTCAAGGGAGAGCGGCGGGGCGGCCCGTTTTCGTGCGACGGGCAAAGACGGGTTCTGCCCGTCGCTGCTCGTGCTTGCGACATAACCCCCAGAGCGCGTGCGCATCGTCTCGGGGGTGAGCGGCAACGCGATCGACAACCTGGAGCGCGAGCAGCGCATGGCCGAGTACCTCGCGGAAGAGCGCGAGGCAGCCGTCAGCGACCTACTGCACATCATGCGCACCATCGAGGGACGTCGGTGGATCGACATGTTGCGCCGCGACACGGGTGTCTGCGCGCAGTCCTACCGCACCGACCCGCAGGGCTGCTCGGACGCCGGGGCCACGTTCTGGGCCGACGGGCGCCGCAGTGTGGGCATCGACCTCGATGCACGCCTGCTGCACCCCGAAATCGCGCCCTACTTCGACCTGATGCAGAAGGAGCATCGTGAACGAATCCGCAACCGCAACGCTTTCCTCGCAGGCGAGTGAGGCAACGAAGACGGCCGCGCCCGCCGCGGCCCAGAACGCCGAGCCCGTGAAGGCTGCGGCGCCGGCAGCGCCTGCCCAAGCCGAACCGGCGAAGTCGGAGCCATCCAAGGCCGAGCCGAAGAAGGAGTCGTTCGCCGACAAGCTCGAAGCCGCGCGCAAGTCGGAGCCGGAAGCCGAGGCGGCGCCGGCCGCGGACGTCGAACTGGACATCCCCGAGGGCGCCGACCCGCACGTGGTCGAACTCACTCGCGACGCCGCGCGGATCGCCGGGATCCCGAAGGAGAAGGCGCAGGCCGTCTTCGACCACCTCAAGAAGACGCTGCCCGAGAAGCACGCAGCCATCAGCGCGAAGATGCGCGAGGACTTCGCGCGGCAGCTCTACGAAGACAAGGACTTCGGCGGCGACAAGTTCAACGCGACCGTGCGCGACAGCGAGGCGTTCATCCGCCGCTTCGTGCCGGCCTCCGCACAGAAGGAGATGGAGGGCAAGGCGATTCCCCCATTCCTCCGCATCGCGTTCGCGCGAGCGCAGCAAGCGATTTCTCCCGACAAGTTATTCGTGGCCAAGAGCGGACCCGCAAAGGCGGACAGCGAATCGGCTCTTGCCAAGCAACTGTTCCCCCGGTCACTGGCCGGAAGGAACGAGGGGTAGTTAGCAAATGGCCGTCAACGGCAACGGTTACGTAAACTTCGTCGATCAGTCGAACACGAAGGTCAAGGGGCAGTTCGTCAAGCCCGTGCAGCTGCTGGCGCAGCGCAACGAGTGGATGGCGCGCGCCCGGTTCCAGGAGGCGAACAACGACACCTGTGAGGAGTTCGTCATCCAGACGAGCAACCCGGACGCCTACTACGTCACGGTTGGCAAGGGTGTGCCGATCAGCAAGTCGACGCACGCCAAGATCCAGGAGGGATGGGCGATCATCGAGCAGTCGTGCGAGATCCCGCGCCACCTCGTGCGCGGCGCCGAACTCGTGCAGACCCTCATGCGCGAGCGTGATGGCGGGTTCGAGTCCGTCATGCAGAAGGGCTCGCAGGGGCTGATCTACAGCAACGGATCGCTCAACGACGACCAGTTCAACGGCCTTGCGGTCCGCATGGCCAGCCTGACCGGCGGCAACTCGGCGCAGTTGTTCAACTGCGGCGGCTCCACCGCCAACGCGCAGACCAGCGTCTACGCCGTCAAGTGGGGCGAGCGGCAGGTCTACATCGTCACCCCTCCGGGCATGACGGCGGGCCTGTCGAGCGAGGACATGGGCCTCTGCCGCGCCACCGACGCGAGCGGCGTGCTCGACGTCTACCGCCAGGTGGTCAACCTGGGGATCGGCCTGGCGGTCCCCGACTACCGGGCGATCGGACGCATCTGCAACATCGACGTGGCCTCGCTGCGAACCATCAGCGGCACGCAGGCGCCGACCGCGACGACGAACATCCTGCACGGGTTCCTATACCTGATCGGCCGCATGAGCCGCTTGGGCTCGGGTCCGATCGTGTTCCACGCGAACCTGGACGTCTTCACGGCGCTGCATCGAATCGCGCTCGACAAGAGCCAGAACGCGGTGAAGGCGACGGAGGCCGGCTCGCAGTTCGGTGAGCCTGGATCGGTCACGCTGACCGTGTGGGGCCACCCCGTTGTCCTGATGGACCAGATCCTCAACACGGAGGCCGTCGTCAGCTGAGGCTGACGAGGGAAACAACATGGTCAAGCACCAAGGATCCATCGTCAGCACGGACCAGGCGGTCACCGCCACGGCCGTGTCGACGGATTCCATCGACCTGAAGGTCGCACGCGACATCGGCCAGGGCACGAACACGCACGCGAACGTGGTGGCCGTCACCTCGCCGACCTCCGGCGGCTCGTCCACCATCACGATCGACGTGATCGTGGCCGACAATGCTGCCCTGACCTCGAACGTCGTGGTCCTGTGCAGCTCGCGCGCCTACGCCTACACCGAGCTGGCGACCGTCGGCGCGGTCGGAACGGCGCGAACGCTGCCGATCTCCGTCCTGCTGCCGCCGAACCTGCACTCGCTCGGCAAGCAGTACCTCGGCGTGCGCTACACGATCGGGACGGCCAACCTGACCGGCGGCACGTTCAACGCCTGGTTCGGCCCGAATCACTTCGGCGACGCTCGGAAGTTCTATCCGGCGGGGTGGTGACATGGTGCAGGACTTCTCGACCCGCATCGCAACTGGTCTCGCAATCACGTCGGGAACGATCCTGACGCCCGACCAGTATCGGCTGACGGCCGACGCCACCATCGACCGGGTGTTCGGCGGCGCCGTCACGCTGACCGTGCCGCAGGGCTCCCGAGACATCGGCGTCGGGGCACCGCTCTACCTTCGGGTGCGGGTGCTCTCCGACTTCGACCAGGCCAACACGACCGTGGACGTGGTCCCGACGGTGTCGCCGGTGCCCAACATCCTGGACTCGTACGCGATCGAGCACTACCGCGCCCGTCTGCTCGGCGCGGC